GTCATTATTTAAATATATACTGTTTATTTAAATAATATTACTTTATTATATAGATAAAAAATAATATATTTATAACTAACTTAAAGAACAATTACATATCAATCAAGTCCATGAATTTAAACAAAGATTTATTAGTTAAGCTCTTATAATCTTTTACTTTTGAATTGGCGATTTTCACTACAATTTCATTGATTTTAAACCCTTCAATTTTCTCATAACTTGTATCAGTTTCGTTTTCATATAAATCTTTCTTATATAAAATCACAATTGTTTCTGTTAATTCTTCTACTTCATTTTTTTTATTTTCTATTGAAATATACTCATAAACTTTTGATAATAAATTTCTAGTAATTGTCATAATCTCATGTTTAGAAATAACGCCACAATACATTAAGTTAATGTAAAATGACGCCAATGATTTACGTTTCTCATTAGTTTTATTAATTTCGCAAAACTTGTCATAATTTTCATTTGCATCTACATATTCAATGTTATTAAATAATTCAGTAAATTTATTTAGATTTTGTAAATATTGTTCCTTAATAAAATTATATCTAAAAGACAATTCGCTATACAAATCAGCATAAATCTTAGAGTAATATCTGTTAGATGATGCTATATCGAAAATGTTCTCACCAATTCCATTCAAATTTGCTTCAGAATTTTCAGCAACTAATTTATCTACAATATCAAATATTTTATTACGCATATCAGTGTAATTTTTATCAGTCAATTTATTAATAGTAGATCTAACCGCGTCAAAATCCGCGTCAATGCCTGTTTTCGTCTCAATTTTCGTAGTTTGAAATGTTCTAATTGAATTCCAATCCTCATCATTTAGAACTTCCATATTTCTATTACCTTTTCTTTTCTTAGGCAAATCTTTAGGAACTGAAGTAGTATCAGAATTAGAATTCCCTGGATTAACCTTCATAGGATTGTCACGTTTCTTAAAAACAGGTGTTTTAACATAATCAGGAGAGCCAACTTGAACAGCCAAATTAGAAATTTTTTCCATTACATCATCTGGTATAGTGTAATCAAAACCATTGAAAACAATATCTTCAATTTGTTCTAATGTATATCTTAATGTTATTGTCGTCATCTTTCTAATTTGTAATATATTTCATACTTTTATATTTATATCAATTTTTTTTAATAATATAATAATTATTTGAAATACACTTAAATAGATATAACTATATTATATACAATGTCAACAGAAAACCAAAACACTGTTAGCGATATATCTGAGGAATTAGTTTTTGATTCCACAGATCATGATGTAATACATGACTGGGATGAGTTAGAACTTCATCCCAAAATTTTACGTGGCATTTTTGCGTATGGATTTGAAAAACCAAGTCCAATTCAACAAAGAGCCATAAAACCTGTTGTTGATGGCAGAGATGTCATTGCTCAAGCTCAATCAGGAACAGGTAAAACAGCAACATTTACTATTGGTGCTTTACAACAAGTAAATATTGCTGAACAATCTACACAAGTTCTTATTTTATCACCTACTAGAGAACTTTCAACTCAAACATCTAAGGTTATTTCTAACTTAGGTAGTTTCATGGATGGACTAAAAATTCAAACAGTTTTTGGAGGTTCTGTTATTGAAGAAGGCAGTAGTTTCTCTAGTAAAAATATCCCTCATATTATTTGCGGGTGCCCTGGACGTGTTTATGATATGATGCGCAGAGAACGTATAAACACAAAGAGTATTAAACTTATCATACTAGATGAAGCAGACGAAATGTTATCTACTGGTTTTAAAGAACAAGTTTATAATATATTCCAGCATTTAAAACCGGATGTTCAAGTTTGTTTATTTAGTGCTACAATGCCAGACGGAATAAATATGATTACTGAAAAAATTATGCGTAATCCAGTAAAAATTAGTGTAAAAAGAGAACAATTGACTTTAGAGGGTATAGCTCAATATTTTATTGCTGTTAATGATGATAGAGAAAAATATTTAACTTTAAAAGACATTTTTTCATTTATTACATTATCACATACTATTATTTATTGCAACAGCATTAAGCGTGTTCAAGATTTATATGAAGCAATGTGCGAAGACTGTTTTCCAGTATGTCGTATTCATAGCAATATGGATAAAAGTGAACGTGATAAATCATTTAATGATTTCAGAAATGGCACATCTAGAGTTATGATTTCTTCAAATGTTACAGCTAGAGGAATTGATATTCAGCAAGTAAGCGTTGTCATTAATTTTGATTTACCAAAATGTGTGCATACTTATTTACACAGAATTGGTCGTTCAGGCAGATGGGGGCGTAAGGGTGTTGGCATTAATTTCATTACCAGACGTGATGTAGTACAAATTAAAAGAATTGAAGAACATTATTCTACTAAAATTTCTGAAATGCCGGCAGACCTGAATTTTTTAAGCAAGGTTTAAATTATTAAATAAAGTCATGTAATTACACCTTTGGACATTTACACCTTTTAACATTTCAAACGCCGATTGTTATAATAGTAAAATTATATAAAAATAAATAACATAATTATGTATGAATTGTTTTTTTTGTGGAGCAAAAATTTTAAATTTTGAAATTAATAGAAAACAAAAAATGGCTCATATATCACAATGTTTAAGATTTATATATTTATTAAAATGTAATAAATGCTATAAAGGTTTTGATTATAGACATTTACAAAAACACAAAGAATTATTTAATGACACATTAATATTAATCGGCGTTTGAAATGTTAAAAGGTGTAAAACGCCGATATTGGTGATAATTTAAATAAAAAATTTAAATAAAAAATTTAAAAAAAATAATTTTAAAGATGATAAAATGACAGAAAACATGGATTGTTTAATATTGAAATATACAGCAACCGGAAACAAATGGGATAATAAAGAAATCATCGCGAGAAGATGTTTTGTGTTAAATAAATATTACTCTGAAAAATTTAGATTAAATCCAATAAATGAAATTGAGTTACAATCTAAAACTCCTGATATAACTAACACTGGTGACCCTGAGTGGGTAATAGGAAAATTAGAATTTATTGAAAATATATCTGAGCAATTATATGATGATATTAAAAGATTTAATTTGTCAGATAACGAAACAGAAATAACAAAATTAATTGACAAAAATGATAATCAAAATGTTACATTATGTAGAATTGATATGATGAGGGAACAATTCAGAAAAGAAAAAGAAAAAATCAGAAGAGTGAAGCATACACTTAACAAATAAATTCGGCGTTTTAAATGTCTAAAGGTCTAAAAGATTCGTAAAATTGATTTATTATAATTTCTAATTTAAAATATAATGAGTTCTGGATCAAAGATTAAAGAAATTAATGACTATTTTAAGATTCCTATTTTTTATAACGAAAACAAAGTTGAATTAAATAAAAATATTGTAAAAGATTTAGAATTAATTGAAACAAATGATGCTTCATGTAATCCAATTTATACATTTTGTTTTGATAATGATAATGACGTTTCTAAAAAACTTAATGAACAGATATGTAAATTTTATACTCCTGATGTTAATTTTTTAAAAGATAATCAAATACTTTTAAAAGAATATAAGTCGTTGGGTGTAAAATATACAGATTATTCAAAAAACTATAAGAATATTGTTGATATATGGAATGAATTAAAAATAGATTCTGGATTCAAAGAAAGATATTATTTTGTTGAATGGGAAATGTTTGAATTTTTAAATAGATCAGAATGGTTTCTACAACTAATGAGTGTATATAATCTTTTGTCTCCTGTCATTTCATTATTAGTTCCTATCATAATACTTATTATTCCATTTTTTATAATTAAAATGAAAGGATTGCAAATTTCTATAAACGAATATATTAACGTTTTAAAAATTGTAGCTAATCAAAATGCTATTGGAAAACTATTTGTAGTTGATTTCGGTGAAATACCTTCTCATGAGAAATTCTATATCTTCATTTCAGCAGCATTTTATTTATTCTCGATATATCAAAATTTTATGGTTTGTGTAAGATTTAATAATAATATGAAAACAATTCACAATCATTTTAACGAAATAAAAATTTATATTGACCATACAATTGATTCTATGGAAAATTATCTAGAATATTCAAAAAATTTACAAACGCACAGCGTTTTTAATTTAAAGGTTAGAGAGAAATTAGATGTATTGAAAAGAATACAACAAAAAATCCAAAATATAACAGATTATAACATGTTTAATTTTAGTAAGATTAAAGAAATAGGTTATGTATTCAAATGTTTTTATGAGTTGCATACAGATAAAATTTATGATGATGCTATAATGTATTCACTTGGGTTCAATGGATATATGGATTGTTTAAAGGGTTTACAGAAAAATATTCTAGAGAGAAAAATAAATTATACTTCATTTAGTGATGAATCTAAAAAATCAGTTTTAGAAAATAGTTATTATGCTAGTCTCAAAAATTCAAATCCTATCAAAAATACTATCAAATTGAAAAAAAACATGATAATTACAGGTCCAAATGCTTCAGGGAAAACAACCATTTTAAAATCGACTTTAATTAATATTTTATTTTCTCAACAGTTTGGTTGTGGTTTCTATGATTCGGCAAAGATTAAACCATTTAATCATATTCATTGTTATTTAAATATTCCTGACACCTCTGGTCGTGATAGTTTATTTCAAGCAGAGGCAAGACGGTGTAAAGAAATTTTAGATGCTATTAATGGGTCAACCAAAGAGTCGCATTTCTGTACATTTGATGAATTATATTCAGGAACAAATCCAGAAGAAGCTGAACAGAGTGCGACATCATTTATGAAGTATATAACAAAATATAAAAATGTATCATGCATTTTAACAACACATTTTACAAAAGTATGTAGAAAACTTGAAAAAACTAAGAACATTATTAACTGTAAAATGCTTACAGAAAAAGAAAATAATAGTCTTAATTTTAAATATACTTTAGTAGAAGGCATTTCAGATATTAAAGGAGGTATGATTGTGTTACAACAAATGAATTACCCAAAAGAAATAATTGATAACAATGTATAATAAATTAATTCGTTAGTAAATTAATTAATTTATATAATCTTTTTGTAATAAAATGGCATCCTTAGCAGATTTATTTAATCCAACATTTTTAATGTTTTTAGGAATATTAGTACTTGTTGTAGCACTTCTTGTTGTTTATTTTGAAAGTAAAATGAGAGAACAAAATCATAAAATTGCTTCTATGTTAAGTTTGGTTTCGACATTAGCAGAGGACATGAATAATGTGAAAATGAGTTTAAACCATTTAGCTATTAGGGGGAGTCAACAACCAACTATTCCTGTTGAGGACAATTTAGGAAATTTACAAAAAATGAATTTAATCGAAGTTTCTGATGATGAAGAATTAGAAGATGAAACATCACAAAACGACGATGAAGAGTCAGTGGAAGATGATTTGGTTGACAATGAATTAAATAATGATGATTTAGAAAGTGTAGAAGATGATTTAGCAATTATAGAAGATTGTTCAGACTGTGACAATGATAATATTAAAATTGTAAAATTACAAGTATCAAATGAAGATGTAGATGAAGACAATGATTCGTATGAAGAAGAAAATAATTTAGAGTTTGATGCTGTTGAAGATTTAGCTGATTTAGATGGAGATTTGGTAGCTGAATTTAACAATGAATATGTTGAAGAGGTTTTGGACCTTAAATCTGATGATGTAAAACAATTGGAAGAAACAAATATCATTTCATCATCAGATTTAAAAACTATTTCTATTAATTTAGGAGAAGAGCATCAACACAATGAAGAAAATATTGATTACAAAAAATTACAATTACCAAAGTTAAGAAGCATTGCTATTGAAAAAGGACTAACTAGCAATTCCGAAGCATCCAAATTAAAGAAACCTGAATTACTTAAATTACTTGGTGCTGAATAAGTTTTATTTTGAATATTATTTAAATAATTTTATTTAATACATATTATGCGAATTAAATTAAGTGAAAAATTTGTTAATGAAAGACAAGAATTATGTAACAAAATAATTGCTATTCTAAATTTAGATGATAACGGATGCATTCTTTTATCGGAATTAGATTTAGATAATGATAAACAAAATAAAATAATAGAATTAAAGGAAGAAATTCAAAAATATTTTGCTGTTTCAACAATTTCATCTTTTAAACCAAATTTTCAATGTAAAAGACCTTATTTAAATATAATTAGAAGTATATTAAGACAACAAGGATATATATTTGAAGGAAAAGATTATGAATTTAAAATAGGTGAAAATATTTATCAAAGAACTATAAAATATAAAATATTTAGGCAATAATTTATTTCCCGTTAAATTATTTAGAAATAATTTCTTTATATAAATTAAATGAACAACAAAATTCATAAAATTATGATTGAGGCAAAATGTATAGATTATCTTAAAAATATTTTTTTAAATAAATTTGAATTTATTAGATTATTTGATGGATGTAAAGCTGATATTGCTATTAAGCCAAAATATATATCACCAGATGTAGATGAATGGATTGGTATACAAGTTAAATCAACAGAAAAAAAAGTAAAAAATAATACTTCATATGGATATAAATTTGATTTAAGTAAAGATTATGAAAATTTAATTATAGTTTGTATTTGTTTAGAAGATAAAAAGTCTTGGATATTTGAAAATAATTTAGTTAGTCATATAAAAACTTGTCTTACTATTAGTGATAATTCAAAATATAATCAATATAAAATAGAAAATAATATTGAATCTATTTTAGAAAACTATTACAATAATATTTCTATAAAAAAATTTAAATTATGTGAATTAAATACACCAGGAAGTAAGAATACTCAAACTGAATATGAATATCGTAAAATAAGAGAGAACAAAATTACATTTTTAGAGTTTATTAATAATGAAATGGAAGGGCTAGTTTATGATTTTAAGATTGGAGACAAAAAAATACAAGAAAAAGTTGGAGGACATCCACATAAAAATATTAATACTTACCACTTTACTTTTAGCAAAATGAAAGGTAGAATTGAAGGAAAGAAAATACGTCAAACATATGAAATTGGAGATTGTGATTTTTATTGGTTAAATTGTAAAAATTCTTCAAATTTTTATGTGATTCCAGAAAATATATTAATTGAAAATGGTATTTTAGGAAGTTTAGATGGAAAAATTAAATCTTTAACAATATCAAAAACTAATAAAAAAACATTTTGGACTAATGATTATTTATTTAATTATGAGAATTTAGACAAAGATAAATTATGTAAAATTTTATTATAATTATAAATTATATATGTCATGGTCAACATGTTATAGCGGTTCTAATAATATAGATTTTAATTTTCCTTCTTTGATGAGCGATGGTCGTCTTTGGAAGACATGGCAGCCTGATGCTGTTGTAAACGAAAGAATACAAAGACAAGAAGGAATACAATCAAATTGGCAATATCGTCAGTACCTTCAAAAAAATGGTCTGCAAATTATGAATTATAACAATGAAGAAGCCTGTTACACTCTCGGTTTAGACCCACACGTTAATACAGGTAAAACTCCTTCTGATAATGTTCCATATACTTTTAAAGGCACATTTGATACGAGCAGACCAGGTTTTGGTTATTGTAATTCTGATCTCAAAAATCCTTATTTATCAAGAGAACAATTAAATTCGAGATTAATTGCCCCATCGATAAATCCTGCCAACTTTAAAAATTAAATATAATAAAACTATATAATAATAAATATTATATATAATTTACTATTATAATGAAAATACTATCAATTGATGTTGGCATTAAAAATTTAGCATTTTGCCTTTTTGATAAATCACCGACTGCTGAGAATTTCAAGGTAACAAAATGGGATATTATTAATTTGTCTGAAGAAGAAACTTTAAAATGTAGTTTTCTCGAAAAAAATATATTATGTAATAAACCAGCAAAATTTAAAAAAGATGATAAATGCTATTGTGTCAAACATTCTAAAAAGCAACAATATCAGATACCAACATCTCAACAAAAACCATCTTTCATAAACAAACAAAAAATAGCTAATCTTTATGAGATAGCTGACAATCATAATATTAAATATGAACCAAAAATTAAAAAGGCTGATTTAGCAAAGTTAATTAACGAACATATACAAAAACAATATTTTGAAACAATTGAAAGTAAAAAAGCAAATGAAGTAGATTTATTTAATATAGGTGTAAATATTAAAAATAAGTTTAACGACATGTTTAAAGATGATACAAAAATAGATTATGTTATTATAGAAAATCAAATAGGACCATTAGCAATCAGAATGAAAACAATACAAGGAATGATTGTTCAATACTTCATTATGTCAATTTTAAATGTAGAACATATTGAATTCATATCATCATCAAATAAATTGAAAGATTGTGATGCCAAAGATAAAGAAAAATATAGTGATAGGAAAAAATTAGGCATATCAAAATGTTTAGAAATTTTAACAAAAGATTTTAGATTTAATGAACATACATCTTATTTTAATCAGCATAAAAAGAAAGACGATTTATCAGACGCTTTTTTACAAGGGTTATGGTTTATTAATAATAAAAACTTTAATTAATATTTTATAAATAAATTAATAATATATTAATTGTAATTCGTAATACTTAAAATTAAATGTTCTATTTAATAAATATGTCAGATTTGATGGAAATTACAGAACTTGATTTTAATGATAGTGGTTTCGGAAGGTCTTCTAATTTTGGAGGAGGACTAGAACTTTTAATGAACGATAAAGTTAGAGAGAGTAGTAGACCAACTAGCGATATTGATTTAGAGGATTTAAATAAATTAGAAAATGAATTGAATGATTTAGTTGAAGACATACCAACCAGTAGTTTTGCTGCTAAATCTGATTTATTTGATAGCAAACCATCTGTATCGTTTAGAGATGATACACCTATTAATTTAAATGGATTTGATGATAATAATCTTGGAAAAGCTACATCAGACACTGAAAATAATAATACAACTTGGGATGGATATGGAAAATTTAACAATATTCCTTTAAATCCAGACAAAGCTGTTCCAATGGAACCAAGAATGTCTAAGGATGAAATGCTTAGAGAGAAATTTAAATATTTAAAAAAGTTAGAAGCTCTTGAAAAGAAAGGTGTTGAGTTATCAAAAAAGTACAATATGGATTCTTCACTTCAAGAAATGATGGGTGAATATGAAACTATTATGGAAGAAAAAACAAAACAAAATTCAGTTAAATTTCAAGGCAATATGCTCATGGCAGTTATTAATGGAATTGAATTTTTGAATAACAAATTTGACCCATTTGATATTAAATTGGATGGTTGGTCAGAACAAGTTCAAGAAAACATTAATGATTATGATGATATTTTTGGCGAATTACACGAAAAATATAAGAGCAAGGCATCTATGGCACCTGAATTGAAGTTATTATTTCAGCTTGGCGGTAGTGCAATGATGGTTCATATGACAAATACTATGTTTAAATCAGCTATGCCAGGTATGGATGATATATTGCGGCAAAACCCAGACTTAATGCGCTCATTTCAAAACGCAGCTGTAAATTCTATGGCTCAAACTAGCCCAGGGTTTTCAGGATTTATGACTAATTTGATGAATCCGGAAGTACCAAAAGGTATGGGTCCACCACCACCTCTAGCTACTCAAGGCCCTAATGCTGTTCCTCCGCCTGTTGGACGACCTGGCAATAATAATTATGCAAGACCTGATTTAAAATTCACAAGCAATGAAGGTAGAAGTAATTTCGAAGATGGGATTAATCTCAGAGAGAATAACGAAAGACCTGATTTACAAGATAGAACTAGTAGAAGACCACAATCACGACCTGAAATGAAAGGACCGAGTGATATTACAGATATTCTCTCTGGTCTAAAGACTAAAACAATAAACATTCAACAACCTACAACGCCTACCAATCCAAATGATAATAGCACTATTAGCATTAACGATTTGAAAGATTTACAATCTGATGTTAATATGCCAAAACGTAGTGGACGCAGAAAAAAATCTGCTAGCAATACCGTTAGTTTAGATATTTAATTACTTAATTTATATTTTATAACTTATGATTAAAATATAAATTGCATTGAAATACAAATTAGTAATGGACATTTCTTATTTTTTATCATTTGTTAGTTTTTTCTTGGTTTCTATTATATTCTAAAACTTTATATTCGGCACCACTCTTTATCTTGTTTACTCATAATAATATTAGGAAACATTCCAAATAATGGAACTCTCCAACCGTAGTACTTAATAACAATGTCCTCATTTGATTCTAACTTATGCCAATCCTCAATAGAGTCCCATTTCCAATACCATAATGAATTATTTACATTATAGTGTTTGTTGTTATCATCAACAATCATAAATTCTGTAAATCCATTTCTAACAAACTGATACTTTTGGTGAATTTTAACAATTTTGGTTTCAACTGTTCCTAAAGCATATGTACAGTGCAAAGCAACACTTCCAAACCATATAGTAATTAGAGTTATCATTTGTTCAATTTTAGTATTGCTTGTCTTTGATAAATTATTTAATTTGAACAATGGTTTAATAAATCTTGTAAAATTTCTTGACATTATTAAATTAATATGTTAATAATCCTTTAAATAAATTTTTGTAATTATAAAATAATTATTGACGTCACAATTAGTTCAACTGTTGTTGTAATGAAATGTACTGATATTTATTATTCAACAGTAACAACTTTTGCTAAATTTTTAGGTTTATCCGGATTTATCCCTCTATTAACTGAAAGATAATAAGCAAACAGCTGTATAGGAATGATGCCTAACAAAGAAGCATACGAATTATTTTTGGGGATTACAATATGTTCACTAGTTAACCATTCACAAATAGAATAATTATTTGTTATTAAAATAATAGGTGAATTTCTTGAGTAAACTTCTTGATAACAATTCATAGTTTTTGAAGAGTGATTTTGGTCTAAATTTAAAAGAATAACAGGAAATTTCTCATCTAATAAAGCAAATGGTCCATGTTTTAATGAACTAGACGAATAACCTTCAGAATGTACATATGAAATTTCTTTGATTTTTAATGCTCCTTCTTTAGCTATAAATTCATCAGTTCCCTTGCCAAGTATAAACATATTATTCGCGTTAAATTTATTAGCGATATCTAACATTTTACTGCTACATTCATCTAATGTCGTTTGAAAGTCATTTGATAAATTATTTAGATCGCGAATCATTTTAGATCTTTTTTGTTTATTGACATTATGAAGTTCAGAAAACCACATCGCTGACATAGATAAACACACTACTTGACTTGTAAATGCTTTTGTTGATGCTACACCTACTTCTTTTCCAGAATTACAATAAATACCGCAATCAACCTCTCTAGCTATCAAAGAGTCAACAACATTTACTATCCCTATTGTTGTCAAATTATGATTTTTCGCGATTTCAATACATCTATATAAATCCTTTGTTTCGCCTGATTGTGATATTAATATTAATGCAGTTATCCCTATTTTTGGAATATCATATTCATTAAAATCAGCACCGTCAAATGCTTGAACAGTATTAAAATTACACAGTTGTTTAAAATAATACATTCCATATAAACCAGCAAAATATGATGTTCCACAACCTAGTAAAATAATATTATTAACATTTTTAAGAACATCAGTGTGTTGTTCTAAGCCTCCCAATTTTACATCAGTTTCATTTTTAATTCTACCACCGTTATTTATAGTATTAAGTATCACTCCTGGCTGTTGATGTATTTCTTTTAATGTCCAATGAACAAACGGATAAGGAGACAATTCAGAACCGAAAATAGTAACATTTTTCTTTTTATAATTTTGTTTTGTCTTCATTGATAATATACTGTTCTCTCTAGAAATAATACATATATCATCATTATGTAATGTTATATAATTCGACATCATACCACAAAATCCACTTTGTTCAGACGTTACTATTATCTTATCTTCATTTTGTCCCACCAATAATGGTGACCCATTTCTTACACAATACAATATATCAGGTTCCATTACTGATTGAATTATTAGTCCATATGTTCCAGTTAAGCTATTAATAGTTTTTTTAATCGATTCATATACATTATTACATTTTTCATAATTGAATTGTATCAAATTAACTATTACTTCTGTATCTGTTTGTGATACAAAATTGTAACCTTCTGATACCAAAAACCCTTTTAGCTCTTTATAATTTTCTATAATTCCATTATGAACAATCGCAAAAGTGCCTGAATTTGATAAATGCGGATGAGCATTTGTGTCTGTTTTACCACCGTGTGTAGCCCATCTATTGTGACCAAACCCTATAAACGAATTATCAAAATATTTAGACTTGACACGAGTTAATTTTTCTATTGAATCTATTTCATTAGTAGACGCGTATTTATGAACTTCAAACATAGAACCAATTGCTGCACATAAACCAGCTGAATCATACCCCCTATTTTGTAGTTGAACTAAACCATCAAGAATTAACTGATATAAATTGCGGTTTTCCAATAATACTATGCCAAATATTCCACACATTTATAATATTATAAATTAATATTTAAATTAATTACATTACATAATGTATTTGTTTTGACCATTTATTATTAGCATCAAAAATATATGTGTCATTTGATTTTATATCAAAATATTTGTCAAAACCATCAAATTCTCTGTAAAAAAAACGAATATTCATTTTAGAAATATTATTTTGTATGTGATATTCTATAAAATATCCTATTAAATTATAACTAGTTAATCGCAACAAAACTTTACGTCGCCCGATAAAGATTGGTCTTGGTATTTTGTTAAGTAAAGTATATCTGTTATCATTTTTTGTAAATCTGTTAATATATTTTCCATGTCTATAAACTACTACATCAGTATAATTAACAATAATATGTATTATTTCGTCTGGTAGGTTCTTAAATTTTTCAATTAATTCCATTCTATAATACTTCTAAATTCTTAAAGTTACTTTTTAGTTTATTTATTAATGTCATGAATGGTGTCTTATCTTGACTGAACAAAAGTGAATCGTGTATAAGCTTAATATTACCAAATAAGCTTTGTTTATTCAAGTGGAGCCAAAAAATAAATATAATAAATAAGAAAATAGTGAAGTATATATCTTTCATTTTAATAGCTTCATTTCTCAAATAATATAATGGCACTACTTTAATGAGAGTATTTATAATAATAAAATAAAATATTGTCCGCTTACTTGTACCATACACTAACATTAAAAATAACATAATAATATTGTCAATCAATCCTAATATTAGTGGAAGCTTTGGTGAATATGTTGTTATTTTAAACGCATATAAAACATACCATAAATATATCCAATATGAAAAAACCAAATCAGCTCTTAATGCTGCCATATATATTTATGAACATAATAAAAACAACAACCAAATAAACAATTAAATATATTACTGCAAAAAAAGAGGTTTTTATACTTAAAACAATAATTTAATATTATTATTTAGGTTAATTCAATATAAATAATAATACTTTTATTAATTAATGAAACCAAGAAATGAAAAGGACAAATTTTCTATGACAACTTGTGGGAAAACAGGAATTAAAATTAAGAGTTCTGGAAATGATTATAAGAGTGACCCATTTGCTGGAATTGACCCTTTTAAAAATCAAGTTAGGGAAACTGATAAATTTCAAGTAGAATATAACAAAAATGGTTATGTATCACTCGATTTAAATATTGAGAATTATTCGAGGGAAGATTTATATAAATTATTTGGATTCAAACCTTCTATTATCTTAACTGAGGATTTAATGAAAGAAGCTAAGAAAATAGTATTAAAAACACATCCAGACAAGTCACGTTTAGATAATATATATTTTGTCTTTTTTGGAAGAGCATATAATAAACTTAAAGATATTTATGAGTTTCAAAATAAAACTAGTAAAAAACTAGAAGATAAAAATGAATATTTTGATGCACAAAATGGCGAAGTTTTAGATAAGATGTTTGATATGAAGAAAGACCTAAAAGATTCCAATAATTTTAATAAATGGTTTAATGACCAATTTGAAAAGCATAGATTAGAAGACCCAGTTGAACACGGTTACGGGAACTGGTTAAAATCAGACGAAGACATTGTTTTCACTCCTCAAAATATTAATAAAGATTCAATGGGGAGAGAAATGGAAAAAAGAAAGAAAGAAATTCAAGCCTTAACCCCATATAAAGGTGTAGGCGACGCATTCGTATCATCTTCTGCTGGCGGTTCAGCTTTAATGGAATACAATAGTAATTTTTCATCAGGCTCATTATTTAGTGGTGGTGGAGGAATGGGTTATACAGATTTAAGACAGGCTTATGCTGAATCTGTTATACCTGTGACTGAAGATGATTTTAATAAAGTGCAAAAATTTAAATCAATTGATGAATATAAACGTCATAGAGTGACAATTGATACTAATCCTTTAAGCAAGGAAGAAGCGCTTCGTCAATTGTATCATCAAGATAAACAGAAAAATGAAGAATCTGCTGCGCTTGCTTTTTATTATGCTCAGCAATCAGAAAAAGCAAAAAAAAACAATGACACTTTTTGGTCTGGTCTTAAGCAACTAACAAATTGGTAGCCAATAATGTTCTAAGCCGAAGACATACTAATTAAGCCGAAGACATACTAATTAAGCCGAAGACATACTAATTAAGCCGAAGACATACTAATTAAGCCGAAGACATACTAATTAAGCCGAAGACAACCTATGAAATGGAGCAAAATATATGTAAATAATATAAAAGAAATATTATATTATTTAATATGCCGGAAGGACCTGAAATTTGGATTTTAAGTGAAGCTATTAACAAATTTTATCATTCAGAAAAAACCAAAGCATATGGGAAACATTTATTTATATTTAAAAATGAGAAGGAAGGAGAGAATTGGTCATTTGGACTAACTGGAAAGGTTTGTCTTTTGGACAATAATGAGCTCATAAAATTACACACCGGATGGATATGCGGAGACCAGTTATCGTTTGACACTTACGAGTCGGAAACCCAAAAACTCGGCACAAATTGGCTAACAAGTTCGGAAGCAGATTTACGCAAAGAAGTCGACAGTTGGATTAAGTCTAAGAAAAAACTAGCTAGATTGTTATTAGACCAAACCAAAATTTCCGGCATTGGTGTTGCATGGGGTTCGGAAATCCTATTTAAAGCCGGATTAAGACCTGATATGAGAGCATGCGACCAAGCTTTAAATAAATTAGCTGATTCTATGATTGAAATTAGAGTTAATATTAAAAAGAAATATAGTGAACAAGTTGGCGAATCTACATGCAGAGAATTTGTCAATAATTGGTTTGAAAATTTATATGAAATTAGAGAGATGTCAATTTATAAAAAAGGCTCTAAGATAGAAGTTTTAGGTCGCAGTTGGTGGGTCTAAATAAGAATCATTTACTACATCTTGATTATTAGGTTCTTCGCTATTAATATAAATGTTGAAGTCTGACCATTTTTGTCTACATAATGGACATGGATTTGTTGTTCGCTGTCTTAACTCTGTTCGCTGTCTTAACTCTGTTCGCTGTCTTAACCATTGTAGTATAGGCTCTTCTTTAAAATTATTATTACATTTAGAACAATTCATATAACGCTCTCCATTAGCTATATCATCGTGCGTTATACAACACATCTTTTTATCATCTGTAATTGCTTTATGAACAATGTTACCAGTTTCTTGAATATCAGTTGTCAAAGGTGATTCTTGAACGTCAGTTTGTATTAAGGGCTGGTGTATTAAATTCAACAAGTTATTGTAAATTCCATTTTCTTGATAATCACAATATAAATTAAAACTGGACACTTGGGAATAGCGTAGTCCACACATACCTGAAAGTGTTCTCAAAATATTTGACCCTAATCCATAAAGACAAATTTTGGTGTTTAAAGTATCTAATTTTATATTTAACATAGCAACGTCAATCCTGCTTAAATTTAAGGAACCCTCAAAATCTTCAGGTGACCTATTTTGATGCGATTTATCAAAATTCATCGGAAAATATAGCAATTGCTGGCTTATTTTAACACATTTTGTTCTAACAAAAAAACGGTTGTAATGAAATCTATCATTGTGGGCTAAGCTCAATCTAATTTCATTTATTTCATCTACATTTTCACATTCTATATAAAATCCTTTATGTATGCCATCAAATGGAATATTGTATTTAAAATCATTTCTTGGTATTAGTGATGTCGTTTCAAGCGACGCTAATGTTTGAATTATTTCTTCAATGGTGTTAGTTGCTAGTTCGCGCCTTATGTCTGTATCATAAAAAATTCCTTTTGATATTAATTTAAATGAACTAAAAATATTTATTATATTTTCTACATTTGTTAATACGAAATTTACATCATGAAATGATAAAGCTATCATTTTAATTTCACTACAGAACATTTGGAAAGGTATTGATATATAAATTTTATTGTCGCATATTTCATAATTTTTGAGATGCATCATGAAACGCAAAGGTATGCTAAACATTTGTTGACCACCAATTAATATATCTAAACTCACCTTATGAATAAGCATTTTAAAGTTATCAAAATTATAATTTGAAGGAAATTCAAACTCCAAATATTCTGGAATTTTAGCATCACAATCTCTCGTCATACTAACACATAAGGTATTACTTAATTGTGCCTCTTGAAAATCTTCTGTAAAATAACTTACCGCTAAATTACGAGGTATATTAAAGTCACGATTTTGTACTCCAGTTGCTATCAATTGCATAATCGCACCAGACATATCTTTATTAAGTAAGCGTCTTTAAATACTTTTATTCAACATTTGATTTTGCTCAGTATATATATAATGAGCAAAAAACTAGAAAATGGATTATTTATCTTTAGAAGAGATTTAAGAATTGTAGATAATAATGGATTGAATTTTCTCTCTGAATTATGTAATAATATATATACAATTTTTATTTTTACTCCTGAGCAAGTCGGTTCTGGAAATAAATATAAATCTGATAATTCTGTACAGTTTATGATTGAATCATTAGACGATTTATCGTCTCAAATTAAAAAAGGTTGTGGTCACTTGTATACTTTTTATGGTCATAATGAAAAGGTGATTGAGAATTGTATTAAATCTTGGGACATCAATGTTGTCGCATTTAATTTAGATATTACTCCTTATGCTCGTGTAAGGGATGATAAAATAGTTAAAATGTGTCAGCGAATGAAAGTTTTTGTGACTTATACTCCTGATTATTATCTTTGCGAACCAGGCGAAGTGCTGAATGGATCGGGAGAAGCATATGTAAAATTTACGCCTTATTACGAAAAAGCTAAGAAGTTAAAGGTCGAAAAACCTGTTACAAAAAAAGCACATTTTAGATCTTCAGAAACTCATATACCAAATAAAATTACACTTGATTCAGCAATGAAAAAATTTGTTAGAAAGGAAAATCCTGATATTTTAGTTCATGGAGGGAGAACTGAAGCATTGAAACAAATAAGAACCGCCACAAAAAACATAAAGCATTACGCTGAAACCAGAGACGAATTATCGAAACCAACATCGCAGCTCTCTGCCTTCGTCAAATTCGGGAATATAAGCATACGCGAAGTGTATTATGCTTTTAAGTCTAACCACTCCTTTATTCGTCAGCTATATTGGAGAGAATTCTATAGTCAAGTATTATATAATTATCCACACGTATTAGGTCACAGTTTAAATAAAAAATATGATAAAATTAAATGGCATCATAACGAACGACTTTTTGATGCGTGGGCAAAAGGTGTCACGGGCATACCAATTGTAGACGCAAGTCAGAGACAGCTTTTGCAGTCAGGGTGGACACACAATCGTGGGAGAATGATTTCTTCCAGTATATTAACAAAAATATTGTTAATAGATTGGAGGGAAGGTGAACGCTTTTATGCTCAGCATTTGGTAGACTATGATGTAGCAAACAACTCGGGTGGATGGCAGTCTTCATCGGGTGGAGGTAGTGATGCACAACCCTTCTTCAGATATTTTAACCCATATACGCAGTCAAAAGAACACGACCCAAAGTGTGAATATATTAAGACATGGATTGGAGAACTTAAAGATGTTCCAAACGAAGATATCCATAATTGGGATACTGCTTGGGAAAAGCATAAAGATTGTGGATATCCAAAACCTATTGTAGATTATAAAGAGCAAAGAGATAAGTCGATAAACCTTTATAAAAAAGCTTTATACTAAATAATACAAACCAATTTATGTTTTATATTATTTTAACCTTTCACAGAATCAATCCCGACACATTTAGATATATTATGTATTATTTTGTCTTCTTTTTCAATGTCATTATTGCCCGCACCACCCATTGCTTCTAAAACCATCTTATCATATTTATCTGATGTTTTTGATGTGTAATTTTTATAGTCTGGATTTTTCTCTCTAAATTGTGGAAGCAATTTAATATTTCTATTGGCTACACTCTTAATTGCCTTTCTTAGCTTTGTCTTGTTGTCATCTTCTTTTTCCCATTTGTCTTCATCTTTTACATACATTGTCTCCCTTTTCTTATCAGTACAATGAACCGGTCTTTGTGTTACATCTAATGCTTTCAAATTAGTAGTAATAATATTAGAAATTCCGTCTACATAATTTAGTTCTCCAAATTTCTCTAAATCTGATAATTGCAATTTTATTGAGTGTATAAAATCCATTATATTCATAGCATCTTTACATGTCTCGTTTAGAAAAAACTGTAGATTAAATGTTTTGTTATTGTTCATACAATTCGTATTAGTATTTGTATTAGTATTATTTGTGATGTTGTTTGGACCATTTTCTAAAACTTTCATCAGCACGTTGTTTTGTTGTTCTATCATCATGTTTTTGAATTCTGAATTTTCTTTAATTAAGAACATAATAAGCTCATCTTTGTCTGTGATTTGTTTAGCTAACTCTTTTACAATGTCTGTATTGTTATTACTGCATTTCTTAGAATGTTTCCATAAGCCAGACGATGTCTGAAAATGTTTGTTACATTTATTACACGAATGGATGGATGAGCATAAAATAGCATTTCCTGACATTTCCATTTTGGAAATGCTGACACTGGACAAGTGTTTCCGTGACAATAAATGATTATCAAAACTACTTTTCTTGCTAGTTCCATAGTCACAATTTTTACAATAAAATTTCGGGCATAATTTTGGCATAAAAGCATTTCCTAAAGTTTCCATTTGATCCTATTTAGAAAATATTTTTAAGTTTTTTTTTAAAAAAATACAATAACAACTTTTAAAATTCTGGTTTAAATTGTGACGATAATTTTTCAACATCGTGTGGAAATTTTTCGTCAGTAAGGACTTTTTCGGCTATCCGATTTTGGACATTTTTTTTGTCCATTTTAAGAAAGTCAAAATACTTTTCATTTTTTTATATTGAAAAAAACACTACATGTGTAGGAAAGTTTTTTGACCATTTTTTCAGAAAACCAAGAAAAACCCCTACATTATGTAGTGTTTCATAAGTATTTGAGTTATTAATTTTATTTTAATTTATGTATCAAAATAAATGACAGAATTGTATTCCAAAGAAGGGTTCGTATTTAAAAAAAATGAACAAA